CAAGTGGTTGTAAGTCTGCTTTTCTTACAGATACTTTGTGATTGTTGTATCTGAAAGGTGTACCGTAAAGGGCTTTAATACCTGCAGCAACGATAGCTCTAGTTGGCGTACCCATTCTGTAGTATTTCTTACCATTTACTCTATTGCCGTAGATCATATAACCTTCGGCTCTCAAAGTGTCAATCATTGATCGTGGTGACTCTAATTCAAATTTATTTTGAATTGTTGCCCAAGCAACGTTTTGACCTTTTGATAAAAGGTTTAACACCTTTTGTTTTTTTGATAAAGTTTTTCTGCCTCTAGTTTCAGCAGTTCTTTTAGCTACTTTTACTTTCACTAATTCATCTTTACCAAATAAGTTTTTCAACATATTTAACATTATATACTCCTTTTATATATTTGAGTTTATTTAATTTAACTATTTTACAACCTGTTAAGGCGATTCCTGTGGAATTCTGTTTAATCATCTTTTAAATCTTCACCTTCAAACATATTTGCCATATCGTTCATATCTTTTAATTCATCTTTAATATCTGGACTTAATGGTTTATGTTCTTTATGTTTTTTATCTAAAATATTTGTATAATCTATTCTAGCCATCTGCGATCCGTCTTTTAAATTTTTTAATTCAACAACCTTATCTGTTAATGCTTGTGCAGGGTGTTTTACTTCAAAATCTCTATAAATTAGACCACGCATAATATCTACTAACAAAGCTAAATCTTTTGTAAAAGATTCTTTATTTGTTTTAATAGCCATATCGTAAAATTTTCTTAATAAATTAATACTAATATCATCAACTACAGTTTCCACATATTGTTTTGTTTGTTCTATTTGCAACTTCTTTGCAAACTTATCATCTTTTTGTGGACCAGTTGTTTTCTTCTCCACAATTCTATTTGTTGGAAACAAAATGATATTATCATTATCTTTATTCACTAATAATTTCACCTTTAAAGTTTACTTTTCCTTGATCTGCAAAGTATTCAACTAATTGATTATATCCACCGATTAATTTATTATCTACTTTTATTTGTGGCATAGTTCTAATAGGTTTACCAATGTCTTTTAACATAGCCTCAGTAGATTCAAAATCTTCCAGTTTTTTTTCTGTATACTCAAGGCCAAGATTTTTTACTAAAAGTTTGGCCTTGGTACAAAAGGTACAGTTTTCTTTACTGTAGATTATTATTTCCATTATCTTTACCTATTAAGTTATCGTAAGCAATCTTCGCTTTTGCTTTTACATTGTAAGCATTAACTGCTTCTTCGATTGTGAAGTTATACATCTTATTGTATTCACCCATTGGTAATCTTAAACCAATCCAACTTCTATAATAACCTTGTTTAGTTATTGTCACATCTTTAGCAAAGAGTTCATAACCTCTAACTGGAGTGTCTTTAATTAAGTTAACAATTGTTGACTCAACTTCCGTCACTGTAGTTTTGTTATGAGTTTTACCCAATTCTGTAATGAATTGTTTTGAAGATTTATTCATTTCGCCTTTGATGATGTCAGCGAGTTCTGCCTTAGCAATCATCATACCTTTTTCTATTGATAGAGCAAGGTCTGGTGATACCGCAGTACCAACACCAAAGATACACATTTTATCTTTGTCTTTACCAAACGTAGGTGTATCACACGCTTTCTTTTCAGAAAAGTCATTCATATACCATTTAGGTACAGTATTTAAAACCTTTCCTTGTTCATTCTTCATTTTATAAGTTGCTGAACAATTGGCAACTAATAAACCTAATGATACAATCATTAGTAGTTTTTTCACATTATACATTATTTTATTACCTCACTTTTTATATTATATACTATTTCTTGTGCTTTGTCAAGTCCAAAAGCAATATAGTCTAAAAACTCTTGCCCTGATATACCTGTCACAATAACTAATATAAGTGAGAGTATGATTATATTCTTAATCATTTTACCTCCCATTCACCATTGATTTTTAAACACGTCTTTCCTGGTGTTTTAAAGACGTGGTTTGGCCGACTATAATATCGGCAATATTCTGGCGCACTAACATCTCTATAATAAAATTCAGCAAATAACTCCCAATAACTAGGACCTGTTGCCTTTTTTCTACCATCAGCACACTCCAAAATTTCTTCTTTAACAATCGTATTTTTATTTTGTTTAATAATTACTTTTACAAAACAATATTGATTACCAGAGTCTTTTGGTGATATTGTTTTTATCTTATCATAATAAACTTTTCCTTTTTCTTTTTCAACTTTTTCAATTTTATCTAATACAACTTCTGTTTTACTTACTGTTTCTGTAAAGTCCATACCTTCTTTTACAACACCAATAGGATATACTTGACCTGATAGATCGTGGTTATCAGCTTTTGATGAATTGGTTAAACCTACTATAATTGCAATAGAGAATAATAATATATAAAATATTACTTTCATTTTAAATTTATTCCAGTTCATATTAACCCTTATATTCAACCCATCTGCCATCAGGTAATTGACAAGCAACACCAAAAATTGTGTTTCTATTTACTCCGCCTATACCTATTAAAGGCCATCTTTGAGTAATATCCACAGTTGCATTATAATCTTTACATTTAAATGGTCCTTTTAAATATGATCTGGTTGTCTTAATAATACCACTATTACCTGTTTTTGAATTGTACCAATTTGTGTATGATGAGGCACTAGGACCTGTATTTAAGTGATCTACAAATACAGCGTTATGTACATCATAATCTGAATTATACATTAATTCAGCACCAGCAAAAGCACCACTCACAGCACAAGCCGCAATTACATAAGGATTATCAACACCCATAGAAACACACGTACCTGTAGTAGTGGTACTGCCAAGAACAGCACCTACCTGTGATCTATTAGCGGCACAGTTAGTTAATAATAAACTAACTAGTAAAATCCATATTATTTTCACGTATCGCATTACAAATTGTCTCACTGTTTATACTTTTAACGATATAATAATCTTCTGTATTATCAATAACGTACTTTTGAGTAAAGTTATTTTCTTTCCAAAAGACTTCTGCTCTTGCAGTAATTGGTCTAAAATAATGTGTACCATCATTAGCACTTGTACATACAAAATCACCGTAAGCCATTATTTACTCCAACTTTTCTTTTGATATTCTTTTATTGAGTTCCATTCACTTGTTGCCCAATTAGAAACACCATTACTTGTATCTTTAACAAAATTACTTACATTTGTTGGTGTTTCTTTTACAAACATTATTGTATCTGCTGGTAAGTTTTGTAAATCAACTTTAGTCTTTGCTAAATCTTTTTTACCTTGTTCCCAACCTTGTTTTTGAAATTCTACTGTTTCACACCAGTTCTTTTCAAACCAAGTTTCTTTATCTTTACACATTTGATACTTTTCATCTGACTTTGCCATTTGCATTGTCAATAAAGTCACAATTGTTATAAACATCATTGCTCTCATATTATATTTTCCTTCCCATAGTTTTGAAATCAGAAACATCAACAAGTTGGTAATTACCTTTGTTGTATGCAATACTGATTGTTTTACCTGCAGGCAACTGTGGTTTCAAAACATTTCTTTTTACACAAGCGCCTGGTATTCTATCACTTGTAGGTATAGAATATCTTACTTTCAATTTAGGAAGATCAAAACCCTTAAAGGTATTTTTAATCTTCCCTGTATTGATATTAATATTAACACCAAGTGATTTTATCCACTTATAGTGTTGCTTCTTCAACAATTTTAGTTTCTGTTTTTTCATCATCAAAATTACTGTACTCAGCTTCTTCTGCTGCCATTTTCTCAGCGTATGTCATACCAAACACTTTTTTGTAGAAATAATCTCTCGGACTTTCATTTTCATATGCGAGAATTAGATTGTCCCATTTAATATCAACAAATTCGTAGATAGATGGTTTTTTCTTTTGTAAATCTCTGTGTTCTTTTAAAAATTGTATTCTGTTTGTGTAAGTATTTTTACTTACTTTCAAATCTTTTTCTTTTGCGACTTCAAACTCTTTGAATAAATTATCTTTATCGTATTTAAATGACATAATATAGTCCTCCGTTTGTTGTTAATGTATTAATTGTATCATAAATTAGATTAAATGTCAACCCCCTAAAAATCATTGTTTTTACACACTTTTCCGCCGCTGAGCGACACGCTAGCAAGTGATTCGTACCTTTTATGATACTTACTACTCACCCTTTTTAAATAACTTTTCAACTTTTGATTGTATATCTTTTAATAAAGACCCTAACACTAAACACAAATAAAGATATATTTCTTTATTGTATGTTATCACTAAAGCCGACATTAAAATAACTACCATAAGTACAAACATTTCCATATTACTTACCTATTGTACTTTCCCACTCTAAATTAATTGAAGTATCTACATCTGATTCTTCTTTTGCTGATAATTGATTTTCGTCAGCATAAGTATCAATTGTCACACAACCTTCTTCTTTAGCATAAGGATCAGATAAATCATATACGACTTTTCCAATGTATTCAGCATCATCACTATCTTTATAATCAGCGTCTACCATATAAGTTTCAACACCATCTTTTTTTTCTGTAATTTCATCACCGATGGCAGCGTGATTAATACCACACTCAGCAAATAAACTATCTGCTTCGTCTTTATCTTTTGCTAATACTTCTTGTTCAATAACAAGTGTATAATAAGTTTTCTTTCTATAAAGGTTTTTACCTTCATCTTTTTGTGTGTACATAACATTTGTATCTAACATATGTGTCCTCCTATTTTTTCTTCATTGTTAATTTTGATTTTAAAAAATGAAAAGATGCTTTATCAGCGTCTTCTTCCATTTGTTTTATATAATCTTGGTCTTCACTACTCATTAATAAAACGACATAGTGAATTGCTTTTAATAAATCTTTTCTATTCTTTCCGTCCTTTTTTCCATATCTACATAGATACTTAATTGCATTTGCTTGACAGAAGTCTTTATCAATATCTAATTGTCTTAACATATCTTGTACTTGAAAACCATCTTCGGTTGTAGAATAGTGTTGACTATAAGTTCCTTCAATATATTCTTTTACTTCATCTAATATTTCATTTTCTCTATATTTCATTAATTTACCCTTCCGTAAGTTTTTAATTTAAAATCTTCTACAATTTTTGGATTAAAATCATATTTAAAAAATTGTCTGGTATTCCACAACTGGCCATAATCAGTAAACATAGAATTGTCACCAGTAGCAACATCACCAAAAACATCTTCATAAGTTTTGTAATATTCTTTACTAGGTAAAATTCTAACAACAGTATTACCTACAAAATTTGTAGCGTCTTCTTTGAAATTTTTATCACAATAATTTTTAATCTTATCTTTAAATGACATTAAAGTAGATACTAAATTAGCAGGTACATTTCTGAATATAGTATTATAGGTAAAGAAATATGGATCGTATCTATCCTCTGAATCTTCGTATTCTCTACCGTAAACTAAATGATAAGTTTTAATATTCATAATTAATCTCCAAATTTTAGTAAGTAAGCAAGTTCGTCATAATCTGTACTATCACAAACTAAATCTAAATTGTCTATTTTTTCAATCTTACTAGCAGCGTCATCTAAAGACATTTCATTGTTTACTAATTTGTCTTTGATTTCATCTAGTTTTGTATTTACTGTATCTACTATCCAGTCTTTTGTTTTACTCATATTATAGTCCTCCTTGTTCATAGTGTTTTTCATATACTATTATAATATCAGGATTAACTATAATGTCAATAGCCTATTTTTTGTTGATTTTACTAGGGTTTTTAATTAAATGTTCTTGTTTTGTTCTGGTTTTTACTTATTTCCAGTTGTTTTTAACCCATTCTTTGTCCGAATCGTGTGGATTAGGGCTTCCGTGGAATACACAAACCTTTGCTTCAGGGTGTTGCTCAAAGGTCCATTTACTTGTATGAAATCTCTTACCCTCTCTATCGTACCACTTATATGATTGTGTCCACGAATCAGGAAATGAGATAGTGTCTTTGTGTTTCTTTATTAACGAAGATATGATGTTTTGATCGCCAGGTAGTTTTTTATATTCACTTCTATTTTTCATATATGCGTCCCATATCAATCTAGTTGTAGTTGTATTATTGAATTTCATAATACTCGAATTAAATGTGCCACTAGTAGGATTAAAGTCATTCATACCTACAAAGTTATGATCTTTACCACAAGTGAAAAAACAATCTATGTTTTTTAATATCACTATATCTAAATCCATATATAAAGTATTACCCTCTAATCCACTTCCTGGACTAAACAGTTGCAACTTATTAAACCAACCTTTAAAGTCGTGGTGTTTAAATTGTCTAAATTCTATCTTATGTCCAGGTAATGTTCTTTTTAATCTTCTTTGAATAATTGTACTATCGGTAAAGCATATAAACTTATGTTCAAGTGTTGTGTGTCGTTGTACCATATTATACAACTTCTCAACATACTCTATTTTATATTTGTCACCATAATATACACAAGCGAAATTCATCTTACGAATACTGATACTTTAATGTTTCGTATGCAGTTCCATTTTCTATTTCTTTTAAAGTAAATTGATGTTCTACTACAAACTTCAACCATTCTTCAATTGTTTTTCTACCAGGTCGTAAAGGTTTCTCTACGTATTGAGGTAACCTTGACGCAACAGGTGCAGCAATATTTTTACCAGCACATATAACAGGTACTTGATTTAAGATTGCGTCTATTGCTGATAAACTCATATTTGTAACTAAACAATGACAATCTTTTAAATCATCTTTGATGTCTGTATTCCACCATTCATTACTAGGTCTAGGTTTGTTTCTAAATCTTATTTCTCTATTTGTATATTTCTTTAATTCTTCTGTAACAGCATAAACCCATTCTTCCTGTGTGCAACCATTGATGTGATAAGTAACTGTTTGAGATGATGGCGCAACAAGTATATGTTTTGTTTCACCTGTGTACCAACCTTTAAATTGTACATCTATTCCTTTATGTTCTAAATCTTTTAATCTTTGTCCATTACCTACTTTACCTTTCGTGGAGTGAATACGACCTTTACATATTCTAAAGTATGTCTTATCGTAATCGTGTATCTTTGGAATAGGGTAACGTGTAATCTGTTCTGTTAGATAACCTACATCTACAAACCACCATTCTTCACCTCGTTCAGAAACTTCTCTAATTTCTTTTACGTTACTCCCACCTAAACCCCAAAAAAAGTGTATAGGTTTATCTTCATCTTTCCAACCTTTTTCTATCGCAGGCCAGATTTGATGTGATAAACAATCCCCCCAGGATAACTTATGTGTTATAATCATTTGTTCTTTATCCTATTCCAAGCGTAACCATTTTCAATCTCACTCATTAGATATTGATTTGATAATAAACTATCTATCCATGCTTCTCTATGTGTAGGATAATATGGTTTTTCTATTTGTGTTAAATCCATATTAGATACAGGTGCGCCCATAGAATAT